GATGACATCATCTCTTGAACATCAGCAATTACAGCTTCTCACGATTTTAAAACCAAGACGTTGATTGTCATAATTTAATCATACCTCCTATTAGTATAGCAAATAAAAAGACCCCTGTAAAGGGGTCTGTAAGTTCCGATTGTAGAGACCGCACGAACGATGTCTCAATCTTATTTATAGGTAGTCTTTACGAGCATGATGCTCTGGAACTACTTTTCCTAGATCTACAGTAAGAAGACCATCTTCAAATGTAACTTTTTTAATCTCTACATCCTCAGTAAGTTGCCATTCTCTGTTGAATGATCTTTGAGCCATACCACGATGAACATACTCAGTTTCTTTCTTTTCGTCTTTCTTACCTTCTACAACCAGTTTACCGTGTTCGGTATAAACTTTAACTTCTTTCTTTTTAAATCCTGCTAGTGCAATCTCCAAACTTGATTCGTGATTGTTATGTTGCACAATGTTAAATGGTGGATAAGTTTGTGCTGTTGTTTGCCAGAACTGATCGATATACTGATCTAGCCCTATGCTATTTTTTGTGATCTTGTCAAATAGTTCTGCAAGATCGTTTGCACGATATCTTTGAATAGTCATGTGTTTCTCCTTTAAAAGCGAGTGTGAATTGTGTGACCCTTTCGGCATCACACTACTAATTATACCATAAACTCAGAAAGTCGTGTTCGGGTATCCTCCCAGTTCTTTACATGATGCGGATAACCGCCCATGTCTTTTAGTGCTTTCGCTAAAGGATAATCATTTTGACCTTCTAACATCATATCACCAAAGAAATGTATCTCATCTTCTGGATTAAAATCTGTAAGTATTTGACTCTTATCACTATCAGATATATCAAGGCCAGTTTCACCACCTATCTGAATATTCAAATCAGAAAACTCACTTTTAATTCTATCTGACATCAATATTCTTTCGGTGGTATTGATATCCCACTTCACATACTCTTTTCTATATTTCATACTATCTTCACCTCTTCCAAGAATACTAAAGTTTATCCCACCAGGTCTGTGTTCAATATGATTACCTGTTTTATGTGGAAACGTGCTGAAGTCTAATTCATCACTTAGAAAGTTAATTAACTTACGAGATGGTTTCCAGTCAGATTTATAGACGTTGTGATCTTTCTCATACACATCTGAACCAGAGCAGTTATATACTCTCTGAGATCGATTGTAGATATCAAGACCTACCTGCTCTACTGTCTTTGCTCTATCACTACCAGTAACAAGATAAACATCATACTTGCAACAGAATTTAATCATGTATACTTCAAATGACAAATCAATTTGTTGACGACTATCTGTTAGAGTGCCGTCAACATCAAAGATAAATTTTTTCACTTACTCAGATTCTGTAGTTTTTCCCTTCTTTCCTATATTGTATTTTTGCTCAAGTTGCCACAACCCCTTGTCCTTATACGATAAAACTTTGATCTGATTGAGTGGTGCGATATCTACACAATCCTCTTCTTTAACTATTGAGATAAGTCCCCAGTCAGCCAACAAACGAGTAATACGATTACGTCTCTGAACATCGTTGATTGTAAGATTTGCATGCTTTCCATCCAAGGCAAATAACTCCTTGAAGTGTACAATAAAATATTTTCCTTGCTTATGCAAAATGTGGCAGGATTGATAGAGTTTCTTTTCCTTTCTTGATGCAACTCCAATACGGGTCAGTGTTTCACGAACTTTCAAAAAATCATCTGGTTCATTTAACACAACCTCAAGCATTTGATCCTGAGTCCATTGCACGGTTGGTTCAACGGTCGTCGTCATCGTATTCCTCCAATATCAAGTCGTTGTTTAATAAAATTAATTTGTTCAGGTGTTAATATTTTCAAAGCACTTAGTGCCTTTTCGTTACTATAACCATAGTATTGTTTGATGATTTCAAGATCCGTGACTTTATCCTTCCGGAGCCAGGGAGAAAATCTCTTCTTTTTCCTAAGTGTATTTAGAAAAAAATGATATTGAAGGTCTTTATCTAAGTTAGGAAACTTATTCATCTCATTCGCAAACATAACTGTATCAAGATGACCAGACAAACAACGATTCACAATATATGGAGGATAATCTTTGATCACACTTGGATCTTCTTCAATCAGATTTTCTTTTGTAAAGTTGATTGAGTTCAACCAGTCTTTAAGTTCCATTATCTTATAATCTGTATATCTTGATCTTCTGTCCAGAGTTCGACCTCGGTTCTAAACCTACCCTCAGACTTTAACTTTTCATATCTCTTACCAGCTTTCTTCTTCCACCACGAAATAATATTATCAAGATAAAACTTATCCCAGTTTTGACCTTTGACTAATTTATCTTGTTCACCAAGTAATACTTCACGAACATTTCCATATCCATAATCAGATGTATATGATCTTTTTCTTTGTGTAAGTCCAAATGCATTTTTAAGAACCCCATCCAACTCTTTTAATTTTTCTACTTGACCATATTCTTTCAAAGAGTTCTTAGTCCATGAAATCATTCTAGTTTGTCTCTTCATCTTTTTAGATGAAACATAACTAGGAGTTACGGGATTATTATCATTGATCAAAGTAAATCTATCATGAAGTTTATGAAATGCTCTATCATGAAGTAAAGGTAAAAACTTACTATCAGTTAAACCTTTGAATCTAATAAAGGGTTTCAATCCATCATACTGTGACGCAGAAGTTGTAGATCCATATAAGGAAGTTGTTTCAAACCATCCAATATCTTTTTCAAATACTTTATTAAGATGCTCTCTTGCAAAGTGAGATACACACATCAATGCAAGTAATTTACCACCAAGAAAATTATATCCAAAAGGTTGAGATGGCACGATTGCAAAACCCATCACTGCATGACGATTAAATATTGAAAGATTTGCTGGCTGACCTAACCATTCATTACGTGGTTTTGAATTAATAGTTGGAGATCCAAAACGAATGAATCCAATTATCTTCTTACTATTCTTTTCATAAACAATCCAACGCAACTCTCTACCGGGAATATTTTTTTCAATAATCGCAGATGATGTTGCTGTTAAAAGTTCATGATAATATGCTTGAGGAACTGATTGTTGAAATCTATCTCCAACAAACTTAACCTCAAAATCCATGTCCTCTGGATGAACATCTTCATTAAAGAACTCATCTTTCAGAGAAACAATTGATTGACCTCTTTCTTTAACTGCTGCCTCTTTTGTAAAACGAATATAATCCTCAATAGATTTAAATCTATTAAAGTAATTAATAAATTCATCAGCAGCCCATAATGTATCTACTTCACTAAGAATCATCTTATGACCATATCATCCTGATAATATTCTTTTCCTTTAGGTGGCATCTCTCGCATAAGACGTTTTTGTATCATGATACTGATAGTCTTATCAAACCATGCGTCAAGTGAGGTAGACATCGCTCTATATCCTGTGCCAACATAAACTTGTCCTGCAACAACTGCTAAAGTCGCTATGCCCCAAAAAAGATAATAACTTGATGATTTCATTTGTGCTTTTGTTTTTGTAAATTTAGTCATTTGAAGGTACACTCCACCATAATTTCTGTTAGACATGCTAACATATTAATTTCCTGATCAGCAACGAATGCTACTTGGTACTGATATTTAGCCAGAATAAGAACGGCAGCAGGAATAGAATTAGCGACCAAGGTTTCATAGAAACTATCGTAAATACGACGGAAAAGCAAAGTAGTATCGTTATCCAAGTTCGTGCTGACCCATTTACGAACTTCGGAAAAGTTTTTTTCTTTGAGATTTTTGGTGAGATCATTTATCGATACATCTGAAAAGGACGCTAATATACCAGAGTCTATTTCACCTCCGGCAGAATATCTTTGACATTCATTTAACACTCTCCTCCAATCAGGAAAATGTTTGTTGATAAGTTCAGCAACAACTTTCTTATCACTCCGAATATTTTCTTTGTCAAGAATATCATTGATTCTTGAAAAGAACTGTGCTGCTATTGTTGGTTTGTCCCTTTTGTTAACTGCAAAGTCAATAACAGTGCAGCGTGAGTGAAGGGGTTGAATAATCTTATTCTTGTAATTGCAGGTGAAGATAAATCTACAGTTGGCAGAGAACTCCTCAATACTCGCTCTGAGAAGGAGCTGTACATCGGAAGTGGTATTGTCTGCTTCGTCAATGATAATGACTTTATGTTTCGACTCGCTTGTAAGAGAGACGGTAGATGCGAAGTTCTTCGCGTTGTTCCGAACAGTGTCAAGAAAACGACCCTCATCCGACCCATTAATGACATAGAAATCTGCTCCTAATTGTTCACATAATGCTTTTGCTACTGTGGTCTTACCAATCCCCGGTGGGCCTGATAATAACATATTTGGTATCTCACCTGCTGTTACAAAATCTTGAAATGTTTTCTTGATACTGTCAGGTAGAATACACTCATCAATAAGTTTGGGTCTATATTTTTCGACCCAAATAAAATCACTCATAATAAAATTGCTACTTTACTAATTGCTATGCTCATTAAAAAAGCTAGCATAATCGCAACATCCCATTGTTTATTGTGAATATAAAATGGAATACAAATAACATCAGCGACAACATGAATTATCGCTCCATAAAATGTTGATACATGTAGTATAACAAAATACGCACAAATAATCAACACCGAACCTGTGATTCTTCCTGCGACTAATAAATTCATTTAAAACCTTTTTTTGGTCGTGGTTTGTCAATAACGTGTACAACAGCATTAAATGTTGGTAGTCTACAATTATTCCACCACCACTCTTGAACCTCATCCCAAGATGTTACCACAATAGAGAGATCTTTGTGAACTATCTTGTAGTGATGACGATCATATGGTTCATTACTTGTTTGTCCAAAGTAAAGAGGATCGTTTTTTCCTATTAACTTAGTCATCGTGATCATCCCATGGGTCTGTTAGGTTTTTGTTTGCAAAAAATCCTTTATATACACCATAGCCTGCTAATAGAATCGTA